AGAGGTATCTTCTTCTACACAAGCATTTAACTTTAGAATGGAACCACAACAATCTTTCTATCTTCCAAGTTCACAGGTAACAGGAAGTTTGGTAGGCTTTTCATACGATTATATTTCTTCTATAAATTTAAGACCATCTGGAAGCACTAATACTGCTAAAGTAGAGTTCTATGTAGCAACTTCTTAATTAAAATACTATGAATATTTCTATATGGCAAGGTAGTAGTTCATTCTCCCCAGGTGAAACCCCATTTGGGTTTTATGATTATGAGGCTGAATTCCAAAGAGATGCAGATAAAGTAGCAAATTTTTGTGCTAGACGATTAGGCTATCCTTTAGTAGATGTTGAATTGCAAGATATTAGCTTTTATGCCGCATTTGAGGAAGCAATCACTACATACGGAAATGAATTATATGCCTACCAGATTAGAGACAATCAGTTAGATCTAATTGGTATAAGCACTGCTACCCCATTAAACAATTCTATAGTTACCCCTAACTTTAGCTCCATAGTTCGTTTATCACAGCAATATGGGTCTGAAGCAGGTTCAGGTGGTAATATAACTTACTATACCGGATCTATACAGTTAACTGCTTCTATACAAGATTATGATCTAAAACAATGGGCAGAAGAGGAAGGTATAACTGGGGGTATTGAAATTAAACGAGTATTTTATGAGGCTCCACCTGCGGTAGTAAGATATTTTGACCCTTATGCCGGTACAGGATATGGATACCAAGCATTATTTGATAGTTTTGGATTTGGATCGTTTTCTCCTGCCATCAACTTTTTGATGATGCCTCTAAACTATGATCTACAAACATTACAAGCTATTGAGATGAACGACATGGTTCGTAGGTCTAACTATAGTTTTGAGATGAAAAATAATGTATTAAGGATATTCCCTATCCCTAATAATTCAGAGGCAAAAATGCATTTTGAGTATATTAAGGATAGTGAGCGAATAAGTGATTCAGTTGCTACCCCTAATACAGGATCAGCCAATAATGTATCCAATATTCCATATGCAAACCCAACTTACACATTAATCAATAGTGTAGGTCGTCAGTGGATATTTGAGTATACTTTAGCTCTCGCTAAAGAAATATTAGGTTTAGTTAGGGGAAAATATACTAACATACCTATCCCAGGTTCTGAGGTAACATTAAATCAACAAGATTTGTTAACACAAGCTGCAACCGATAAGTTAAGGTTGATTGAAAAATTAAGAGAATATTTTGATCAAACTTCTCGTCAAGCTTCTTTGGAACGCAAAGCAGCTGAAGCAGAATTTACAAGAAATGAATTAGCTCAAGTGCCATTTACCATTTACATAGGATAATATGTGTGCAATGTTTGGAGGCTCACGAGATGTGAGCTTAATTAGAAAGATGAATCGTGAATTGTTAGGTAATATAATTACCCAACAAGCTGCTTTCTATAAATATAAATTGCAAGAAACCAAAGTAAATTTATATGGTGAGGCCGCAGGAGTAAAATATTACGATGGTCCATTTCTATTTAATTGTTTAGTAACTAGAATAGATCAACAATATCCAGTAAGTGATATAGGTGTAGAATACCAACAAGGCATGACATTTGCTTTTTTTAGAGATGATCTAGTAGATGCTAATGTAGTACCTGAAGTGGGAGATATTATATTATACCAAGACAGTTATCATGGAGTACAATCTACAGTAATTAACCAATACTTTGTAGGTAAAAATCCAGATTATCCAAATAACGAGAACCCACTAAACCCAGGATTGGAAAACTTTGGTTCAAGTATATCTATAATATGTGATACTTATTACATTCCAGCAGATAAAGTTGCAATTTCTCCATATAAAGAACGCATGTAATGGCTCGACCAAGAAAACCTATACCCAAATCGCAACGCGAGATTAGCGAAAATCTCCAAAAAGCAACTGATCCGGTTAGAGGTAATCCTAATGCTAAAGTAAATCCAAACGAAAGTGAAACTGGTATAGATTTTAATCGTTCTACTAAATTAAGTTTTAAAGACGATACAACCAAGCCATTTTCTATTGGCATACAAGATTTAGATGAGGCTGTATTCTACTATTTTAAAAATGTAATACAACCATTTGTATATCAAAATGGTGAAAGAATTGAAGTACCTGTTATATATGGTTCTCCTGAAAGTTGGAAATCATTCCAAAAAGATGGATACTATAGAGATAAAAATGGGGCAATAATGCTTCCCCTAATAGCTGTAAAACGAGATACAATATCTAAAGACAGGACTGTAACAAATAAATTGGATTCTAATCAACCCAATCTATATGCTACATTCCAGAAAGCATTTAACCCTAAAAATTTTTACAGTAATTTCGCTGCTTTAAACAATAGAATTCCAGTTAAAACATTTTATGCTGTAACTGTCCCCGATTACGTTACTCTAGAATACAGCTGTATTGTACAAACATATTACATGGAACAATTAAACAAAATAATTGAATCCATTGAATATGCTTCTGATGCATATTGGGGTGATCCTGAACGCTTTAAATTTAGAGCATTCATAGACCAATTCACTACTGCTACAGAATTAACAGCAGGTCAAGATAGATTAGTAAAAGGAACATTTACTATCCGTTTGCGCGGTTATATTATACCTGATACATTACAAAAGGATTTGAATTCTATCAAGAAGGTAAACTCCAAATCCAAAATTATTATACAAGTAGAAGCAGTAACCAACTCCGATATATTTGATCCTAACATAAGAAAACTAAGTGATGGTAGAACTAGAAAAGATAGAGATACCGAAGGAAGAATTAACAGTGTTGGAGACGTAACACCAGGAAGAGAAACACAATCACCCGATCCCGGATCAGAATTAAGATCATAAGATGTCAGATATTAGATTTATAGATTCATTAAACGTAGGAGCTTATGTTATTGAAGCTACAGGTAGCCTTAATGTTTTAAATAATGTAAATAATTATGTAATTACTGCTACCGGTTATCCTGATATTATACAAGGTGAAGCAGGATTGCAGTTTGATGGTTTAAATTTAGCTATTGGCGGTGCTCCTAGCGGAACAACCCGCTTAGAGGTATACCACACGGGAAGTGTTGATGATTTAATGTTAATACGAAATGCAAGTACAAATACCGGTATAAAGGTAGATAACGCGGGTCGATTTCAATTGCTAGAATTTTCTTCTTTACCTTCACCTGTTGAAGGGGGAATTGTATATGCGAGCAATGAGTTTTATGTAGGAATGTAAAAACAGTAATATTTATAATTAAACAATACTTTTGTAACATACGATGGCAACCTGGAAGAAAATAATTGTTAGTGGCTCGAACGCTCACCTAGCTCAAATTACCTCCTCTGTTTTAACAGACGGTAATCTAATAATGGCGGGTACAGGTGGTGCCTTAAAAAATAGCGGTATTTCTTTTAGTGGAAGCACTTTCAATATTGGATCTAGCTCTATTATCTCTACAGGTACTGGTTCAGTATTAACGGGTTCATTTAGTGGTTCCTTTGTTGGTACTACAAACCTACCAGATTTAACACAAGGTTCGGGTATTGTTCCATTTACTTATGATGGTGGAGGAACTGCTACTGTTGCTGTTTCTGGTGCTGCTGCTTTAAATAGTAATGTAGTAACAAAATGGAATGGTGCCGCGTTTGTTAACTCTTCTTTAACAGACAATGGTACAGTAGTATCAGGTGCTTCTTCACTTCAATTAACAGGTGCTAACTCTTCTTTAACTGGCTCGTTCACTGGTTCTTTTAAAGGTGATGGCTCTGGCTTAACAGGATTAGCCACTACTTTAGATATATCTGGCTCTAACGGATCAGGGATTACAATTGATCTAGTAACTCAAGATCTTACAATTGGAGGTACTGCAAACGAAATTGAAACTTCTGCTGCAGGTACTACATTAACAATTGGTTTACCAAACGATGTAACAATTGGTCAAGATTTAGTAGTTAGTAGAAATTTAACAGTATTTGGTACTGCTTCTTTTCAAAGTACAACAGATTTAGACGTAGCAGATAGATTTATCCGCTTAGCTTCTGGTTCAAACGCAGCAGGAGATGGTGGTATTGCAATACAGCAAAATAATGCCCTAAATGCAGAAGTATTTGGATTTGATTCTGGTGCTACACGTTGGGGAGTAAGTAGCTCATTTGATGCTTCCCAAAACGCATTCACACCAGATGCTTACATGGCATTGTCTTTAGTTGGAGCAGGTACTGACCCAACAGTAGTAGATGCTAGATATCAAGTAAAAGGTAATATTTTTATAGGTTCAGATGAAGGTATTTGGATCTACTCTTAATACATTAAAAAATTGGTTTATGTCATTTTCAGCAGCAAACATTATAGTAGGGGGAACCAAAGTTGAAGTGGAAACCCCCACTCCTTCTCCCACAAACGATTCTACAACTTTAGAGCTAACAGACAAGGAACTTGAGCTGTTACTACTAACCATTAAAAATGGTTTGTTTAGAGGAGAATACGTTGAAACAGTATACAATCTAACTTTAAAGCTACAAAAACAGCTAGTAGATTTGAAATACAAAACCAACAAGCTATAACTAGAGGTAAAGTATCCAATATTTATGACTATATTATAGGCCCGTAAGGGAAGTGGACAGCACACATTTGTTGTAACCAACCATAATAAATTTATAAATATGCCGTCATGGAAACGCGTAATCGTCAGTGGTTCTGACGCTGTCTTAAATTCATTAGAAGTAACCAATGGAATCACAGGTTCGTTACACGGAACCGCTTCTTGGGCTCAAAATGCAATCACATCTTCATTTATAACCGCTTCAAATGTATTTGGCCCATTTGGATCAAATAGTGTTATAAGTGCTTCATATGCTACTTTTGCTGAAACCGCTTCTTATGCCTCAAATGGTGGTGTAACACAATTATTAGCGGGGCCAAATATTATATTATCACCAATAAGTGGTAAAGGTCAAGTTACTATTTCTTCAACCGGAACAGGTTCCGGCAATTTTAATACCTCAACAGGATCATATGGTAGTTTTTACGACACAACCACACAACCAAACCCTGTAGCTAATGCCGCTAACTCAATGTCATTTAATGAAACTGCTATTACAAATGGAGTTTCACTATCCGGCTCAACAAGTCCTTTCAACACCTACATTAAAACAGAAACTGCGGGTGTATACAATATCCAATTCTCTGCTCAGATAGATAAAACAGATGGTGGGGAAGATAATATCGATATTTGGATTAGAAAAAATGGTACTGATCTTATTGATACCGCAACATCCTTAACTTTACCTAAAAATAATAACAGGTTAGTAGCAGCTTGGAACTGGTTTGTACAATCAGCAGCTAATGACTACTATCAAATTATATGGAGCTCAGCTGATATAGACATGAGATTGTTAGCTGAGGTATCATCAAGTACTCACCCAGGAATACCTTCGGTTATATTAACCGCAAATAGAATAGATCAATTTTTAAGCAATACCGGATCGTTTAATGGAACATTTACTGGTGAATTTACAGGCTCACTACAAGGTACAGCTTCATTTGCAAACAATGCAACTAGTGCCTCGTTTGCTACTAGCGCATCTATTGCTCAAACTGCTACTACTGCCTCTTATGCATTAAATGCTGCTACTGCTTCGTTTGTAACAGCATCAAATGTATATGGTCCATTTGGATCAAATAGTATTATAAGCTCTTCATAT